GATGCAGATGAAGATGGAAATTTGGATGGATTTGTAGTACCAGATAAAAGCGAGAGTGACGAAGAAGAGAATGGACGACCGATCCCCCCCGCCGTTCCTGTCGTCAAAAAGCGACGTACCTGAAGCCAACGAGTGGCCGGCACGCTCCGAGCCAGAACCAGTTTTCCGTTCTTCGCCGTCTTTGAACCTTCAAGAGAAGGAGAGCCCATTTGACAAGCTCAAGGGGAACCCTCTCGTGATGGGGATGCTCATCGGCATCGTCATCGGTATCATCCTGACCAATATGCGCCCAGTCATTATCAATCCGCCTAAGTAATCATGTAAGAAACAACACGTCCAGATTTCGAATCGTTCCCTGTAAACGTCCCAATTGGTCCCGTGCGTCCCTTTGAAAGATCCTCCTGCAAAAACCCAACCCACGGGTTCTCACGCACCTGCGTCTGTGGCTCCATATCCCTGAATACCTCAAACTGGTTGTCAAACGCCTGTACTGGTTGAGATATTCTAGCAGGGGGGCACAATTTGTCGAAACGCTTGTACGCAAACCACAAAAGACCCAAGACTATGAGAATACCAAAAAGTGCAAATACCATATTACTTTACACGTAGAAATTAAACAGTCCTTCGGACTGGTGGGATTTACGCCTCCTCCTCCGGCTCCTCCTTCAGAGTCTCGAGCCCCTTCTGCGCCTCCGCCTCCGCCTCGGCCCGTCGCTGCTCAATCACCTCGTTCACCTTGGCGTCAGCCATCGTGACTAGCTCCTCAATTGACTTGTCTGGAAACTCCTTCTTCAGATCCTCAAGCACCTCTGCGGGGTGAGGAATGGGTGGTACGTCTGGCTTGGTGTAAAACTTGGAATTCTCGTCCGAAGGATCGATGTAGGGAAAGTCGCCACTGATGGGCTTGGCGTTCATGTCACGCTTGCGCTTCTCGAACATGGCAGAAGCTTGCGCCTGGTTCTCACGGTACTTGGTCATAATCTCCTCGAGCTTGTCATTCTGGTAGTGAACATCCTGAATCTGATCACGCTGGGGTGGAATCAAAAGCCACTTGTACATGTCCACCACGTAAATGTCGACAATCGCATCCTCCTTCTGAAGACGCTTGCAGTGACTGGCAGCCTCGTCACGGGTCGCAAAGCAGCCACGAATCTTCATGCCCAGAAGCTCATTCTTCTGTGGCTGCTCGGGACCGACAAACGAAACGCACGCAAACATCTGACCGGGAACAGTCAGAAAATCCTGCTCGAGGGAACCCATTATACTTTACACGGATGTAAAATCTTTATCTGGAGAAAATTGGTCTTGTTCTCGAGTATTAAGGAGTTAGTACTCTAAAAGAATAATGGATTCTCTACGTAAACTACACAACAATTGTAAACGAATTTTGATTCAAAATTGGGTCCGACCCGGGTCAACTGTACTCGACTGTGGATGTGGCCGTGGTGGTGATATTCACAAATGGAAATCTGTTCTAAACCTAAAAGTCATAGGGGTCGATCCAGATGAAGAGTCCCTGGTCGAGGCTCAAAACAGAACAGTCGAGGCGGGTTTTGGCATGTGGTTTTTGCCGCCCGGTGACATTGCATCTGCTGTACCATGGGGTCCGTATGACGTGGTGTGTTACAACTTTTCACTCCACTACATATTTGAAAATATGAACACCTACACCTCATCGACATGGGCGATGATTCAGTGCCTTCAACCAGGTGGACTTTTGATTGGTATCACCCCTGACAAGACACGTATCAATTTACTTTTGAATTTTAAAACAAAATTTGAAGATGAATTAGGAAACAAAATTGAGATGAAGGATGACAAGCTGTTGGTCAACCTGGTCGGTGGACCCTTCTATGCCGAGGGTGGTCGGGAGGAACCCATCTTGGATTCCGACATGTTCATCCATACTATGCTTGGTCACGGTATGAAGCTGCTCGTGTGGAAGCCCATGCTTAGCGCCCCGAATGGGCTGATCTCGGACATTTATTCTCAATTTGTTTTTATAAAGCAATAGTAGATGTTGGCCCTTGGGGTTCTCGGAGTCGTTCTAGCCGATATAGTCACCATGACGAAAGATCCCCCGATGCTTGCAGAGATTAAGCGGCGGTACACTATCATCAGGGAGTCTCTTCCAGCGGAAGAGAGGTGGAAACTCATCTGTAAACGCCCCTCAATCATCACCGGTACATCACCGGGCATGAACACGACAATCGGCCTGAACGTAAACAAGGGGTATGAAATCTACATCTGCCTAGATGGGGAAGATGTAGAGTCCGCGATGTATGTGTTTCTTCACGAGCTTTCACACTTGACAGTCAGTGAGTATGATCACTCGCAAAAGTTTTGGGACAATTTCAGAGATCTTCGCGAAATTTGTGCTCAACTGGGAGTCTACAAACCGGTGACTGATAAAAAGTACTGTGGGGAGAGTGTCGGGGAAAAGGCCAAGTTGCCTTCAGTTTGAGTCCCGTTGGGGTTGTCCAATCCCGTTGGGATTGTCCTCACTGCTTATCAATAAACTGACGTGCAAAGTAAAACACAATTGCAGCCACCAGGGCAGTCACAGCCATGCCAGTCGCCGACATCTCACCCGAGTCGGACAGAAACTTGGGCACCATCGTAGACAGCTTGCCCTGAACTGGCTTGGAAAAGGCAATCACAGCCGCCACGCCAGCCAGTGCAGCCTGAAACTGCTCGTCAGTCAGACCAAATGGGTTCTTGCTCTTTTTGCCATTGCTTGAAGGCTCCGCCTTGGGGGTCCGCTTGTTCCCAGACATCATCTGGGGAGGGCCCATCACCTCATCCTGCATCATCTGGCCTGGACCAGCCATAACCTCTTCGATTGGAGAAGAAAAGTCCGCCATTTGAGATGAGTCAACTTTATTTTCCGGCTCATTTCGAAGCAGACCGGTTGGAATCGCGCTCTTCTTCTCTTCCGGGATCTCCTTAATCATATCGATACCCGCATTCGGGTCGTAGCTTTGCATTCTAATTCTTTCTGAGGTTTTATACACCTTGGACTACCGCGTCTTCTTATACTACCAGTCCTTTGGACTGTTCTTAGCGTAGCGTGTATTGAAAGCTACGCTCTGATCAGTCTTTGCAGACTGGTATGATTACCGCGTCTTCTTCACAACAATCGTAGGAGCACCGCGACTACGAGCAATAGTTCCCGGGGGTGGCCCAGTCTGGTGGCGTGGGTTGTAGTGACGCTGGTGGTATTGCCAGAATGACGGGCCGCCCACCTTGAAATTCTTGCGAATGGGCGCCTTGTACCAAAAGACCATGTCCTGGATGCGGTTGGTCTTGCACGTCGTGTCAAGCACCAAGCACTCGTAATTCTCCGTACAGGCATCCATCACCTGGCAAAACACGTCAAAGCTTGGAAACATACCAAAAAAGCACTTGTACAGGTTTTCTCTGTTTTGCTTCACATTGTCACGAAGGACAAAGACGTAATCAGTGTTGGACCGAATCATGGGCGTCATGTCCATCACGTACTGGGTCGTCATCATGAAAAAGATGTTCCAGTGGCGGCCATTCATAAACAGGCTGCGCATCACCGTGTCGCGCATGAATGCCCTGTCGTACATGCAGTCGTCCATCAGAATGAACACGGGTGGAAGAGCATCCTTCCCTACACGAGCCGCAATCTTGCGCTGACGCTCCATGATCTTTTCAATGGCGTCTTTGTTGTAGTCGCCGTACACAAAGAGATCCGGGATGAACTGTTTGTAATGTCCGTTACCATCCTCAGTACCTGACATTGCAATCCCAGCTGGAATGGCTCGCTTGTACCATAGAATGTCAGTCACAAGGGTTGACTTACCGGTGCCGCGCTTGCCAATAAAAACACACACACGGTCATTCCTCATCTTGGTCGGGTCAAACCGCTTGAGCTGGACACTCATCTGTATTTAACATTCAAATTTTGAATTGAAATTGAACGCGGATTATCAGTTAAATAAGATCTCCATCTTTAATAGAATGTCCGCTGGGTACATCCAGCTGGCTGCTTTAGGCCAACAAGACGCCTATCTCTCAGGGAAACCAGATCTAACGTATTTTCAAGGTGTGTACTCTCGAAACACACCCTTTGTGCTCGAAGCTTATGATATTCCCTTTAAGGGATCGAAGCAATCGTTCGGTACTCAGCAGATTTGCAAGATTCCGTTCAAGGGTGACGTTGTAAGAGGGCTCACACTGAAGACCGATATGCCCTTCCTAAAAAACCCAGGAAACGATTGGAACTGGTCAAACGTCGCGAGTGAGAATGGGTTTTATCCGCGACTCATCGTCGACGGGGTGTACATTCGCGCACCCACCCAAGGCATCACGTATTACTCCTCAAACGTAGATTCACAGTCGAATGCATCGGTCGGGTGGTTGACGAGCCCAGCATCCTATACATACTACACAAACGGTACAACTGCACCAGTCACGGGTACATCCATCACAATTCCAGTTCAGGCTGGATTCATAACACCGAATTTTAACATGCTCCCCGGGTACATTGGAAGCATTACAGGTGTTGTCGGTGCGATGACAGTCACATCGTCCACCTCGGCCAGCATCACATTCTCAATCAACAGTCAAACCACGTCATCCATCCCTACACTGACTGTACTCAATATTCTCCCAGGACTTGCATCGACCACCGTCTTGTTGACTCAGGCGAGCATGTCCGCAAATCCAAGCCCCGTCACAAACATCAAGATCCCCCTTCCACTTACATATCAAGTGAGCGCCAAGACGGGATACACTGCAACCATGCCAGGTGTCACCGGTGTGATGGTGGTTGGCCTGCTCGACTCTATTGTTAGCTCGTCGTACGCCCTGGTCAATTTCACAATTCGGTCACAAACGACTGCACTTATCGGAACAGGTGCCAGTGTGACTGTGAAACGACCACTTACTCTGTCGAACAATGTGTTTTACAACGCAAATGTAAACAGGTTCAACTTTACTGCATATTCAAACGTGGAGGTGGAGTCTGTCCAGGCGACATTTTGGGGGTTTGATCCCAAGAATTTCGACACTGTTTCACCATCTGGCAACTTGAACTACGTCATTTCAGCCACAAGTGCTCACCCCCTAACAGCTACCGGTGCGTCATCTGATTTTACTCTCGAGCAGGGTGGCTGGACACGAGGCAGTGGTATTCCCTCGGCCGAAAAGAGAGCTGGTATCTATTTTTCAGTAAATAATGATATAGTCCCCTCGACGACACCCACATCAGTTCAGTTTCAGCTCTACAGTGGAAACTACATCTTTTTCAACACTTCTCGAAATCTGTACATTGCTCAAGTTGCCGGATCAACCTTTTGTTTCCAATCCACAAATGGAAACATCGCCTTTACGAAACCCGGACAGTACTGTATTCGGGGCAATCTTACATCGTCGGGGACAGATGCAGTGTTTTCTGTTGCTTATACATATTCATTGACCGACGTGGTTCCTCCACTGAATTTCATCACCGAACACGTCATCCAGACAACTTCACAGCCAACCCCCACATTCACCATTCCAGTCAATATCGACATTCCAGTGGGATACTCTTACGTCTTCATGTCAATTTTCATACGAATGAACCCCGTGAATGGAGTCTTGCGCTCGGGGTCCTGGCTTGCAGTCGGTCCGGTTGATCAGTTTTTTACAAACTCGGGAACTTCAGTCACTGGAACGGAGATTGCTCTTCAGAATTTTACTTCATACCCACCAGTTTCAGCAGCGTCACTCGTAAGCATCTCACCAGGCTCAAACTCATTCACTTTTCAAAGCATTGGAACATATCTGATTACGTCTGTTCTTGGTTTTCAGACGAGCGCTTTGACGTCGGTCAAACTGAGCTACGGGACAAGAGGTTCTGGAACAGTGCTGTACACGTACAATTCATATCAAGGGGCATTCCCATACCCTTCACTCGATTTCACCATTCCAGTCAATGTGACGAGTTCAACACTCGGGCCGTACTTTATGGATATTACAATACAGGATTTGTCAGGACCACGTGTATCAGACACGATGCTCGATTCAAACGTGTGCGCGATTCAAATTGTGCAGATTGGTGCGACAAATCCAACAATTTCATTCACTCAAAATAGCCTCTTGTTCACGCCGGCAGTCCCTTCTTTCGTCATTACAAGTCCAATTAACTTCAGTACCGCGAGTTGGTATACACCACTAGGAGGTACAATTCAGCTCGGTGTCAGTGGATCTCAAATTGCAATTTTTCAAGGCGGATTGTACTACATTCAGGCTATTTTGTGTACAGGTGACGCTCTCAAGTCCATCACCGTCACAGTGACTGGTGCGTCGACTCTTACAACGACGTATCCGATTGGCCTTGGTTTGTTGCCACCGTACTCGATTGGCGTTCCTTTTTTCGTTCCAGTTGCATCAACCGTCATTCCGGCTCTTGTGTCGATCGGGTACAACACAATTGTCGGTGGAACAACAGTCGCATATTCCAATACAGTCGTATCTATCGGACCGCTCGCCAGTAACGTGACTGATGTCTACACTTACGTAGATTCCGTGGGAACGTACATGATTGATAACGCAGAACTTCGTATCGGTGGTCAGCTCGTCCAGCGCCTGACGGGTGAGCAGATTGAGCTCTACAACGACTTGTACGTGCCGTATGAGAATCAACCCGGGTTGAAGCTCCTGGTTGGGAAGCAAGACACGTCAAACGTGTTTGACCCCGGGCGCACGTACTACACCAACTTGCCATTCTACTTTTACGGCAATAATGAACTGTCCATCCCCGTTGCGGCACTTGACAGGTCTGACCTCGAGGTGGCTATTACATTCCGTCCATTTATCGAACTGTCGTACATCTCGAACATTGCTTCTGTGAATCAAACGGTAAGCGCGACGATGATTGTAGAGTACGGGTACCTTTCAGAAAATGAGGTCAAGTGGATGAGAAAGAGCCGACTTGAATACTTGATTACACAAACGCAGTCAACCTCCTTTTTGCTTCCACAGGGGTTTTCAACAGGTACATTCAAGCTTCCCTTCATCAATCCAATTCGTGAGATTTACATCGTGATTCAGAATGAATCTACAGCACCGTACGACTTTTCAAACAACGGCCTGACAAATTTGGGACTGTCATTCAATGGTCAAGAGTACCTGAGTCGGCAGATTATTGACGCTCAATACCTGCAGTATGTGCAGACGTTCCAGAAATACAACGTGACGCCAGTACGGCAGTTTTACGTGTACTCATTTGCAAACGATCCAATGAATCCCAGACCAACTGGTCAAATTAACTTTAGTCGTATGAAGGACAGCACAATCGACATCACCCTGGCACCGCTTGCAGGCCTGACAAGAAGCATGCGTGTCTACGCTACAAACTATAACGTGCTCAGAATCGAGAACGGGCTCGCTGGAATCATGTTTAATTTTTAACTTGACGTGTAATAGAGATGGCCGGAAGAGCCACACTTGCCTACTTGGGTGCAGATGATGTCATGCTTGTCGGAAACCCTGAAATTACATACTTTCTCGAAAAGTACAGCGCACCAATCCCATTTGCCAAACGTCTCGAGGTTATCTCTTTTGACACCCAAGTAAAGTTTGGTGGCGAGAGTGTGGTTCAGATCCCCAAGCGTGGTGAAATGATTTCTAATTTATATCTGAAATTCTCAACGCCTCAGTTGAACGCTGCACTTTGTGATTCAGCCATGACATTCATGATTGACTATGTTGAACTCTACCACGATGGACAACTCGTAGAACGCCTGTACGGTGAATATATCGAGATGATCACTGACCTGAAAACCCCACAAGGGAAACAGGCGACACTTCAATACCTGACCGGGAAAGTCTACCCCGCAACATCAGCCACTGTAAATTCAGTCTATACGATTCCACTTCCATTCACAAGCCTCAAGAAAGGTTTCCAGATGGACGATACGTACATCGAGTTTCGGGTCGCACTCAAGAGTTCAACCACCTTTACAATCAATCCGGTGATTCTATGGACCGAACCTCTCAACATTCAGCTCCTCGTGGAGTATGTCTACATCAACATCAAAATAAAGAGAAACATCCAAGTCTTCGAGCAACTCCAGCGTGTAGAATTCATTGCACCCGTAGGAGTCAATAACGTACGCCTCCAACTCGGACTCATGAACCCCGTCAAGGAGTTTTTCGTTGTGATTCAAAATTCTGGTGCTTTTGGATTTGACTATACAACCAACGGAACCTTTTCACTTGACGGAAACTCGTACACAAATGGAACTACCGAACATCTTTCTAATTTAGTTTTAAAATTCAATAATGTAGAGAGAATCAGTAAAGATATAGGAACTCCCCTGTTCCTTCGTGTCATTCAGCCCATGGAGTATCACACCCGTGTCCCTGACCGAAAGTTTTACATGTACTCCTTCAGCCTCGATCCTGAAAATGGCACACCAACAGGTCAGGTGAACATGTCACGAATTTCAAATCAAATTTTGGAGCTTACGATGAACCCAAGTGCTCAGTCGAGGTTCATTCGGGTCTATGCCGTGAGCTACAACTTTATACAAAATAAAAAGGTTCTCTTCAACAATTTGGAAGATGCAGGTGAGTTAAGGACATTCCCGGGTAACTAAGTAATGGACATGGACGAGATTCCACAGTCGGTCCGGGATCTTTTCCTTCCAGTGATGGAGTCTGCGACTGTTCTCGGGTCTCATTACGCCAAGGCGTGCGGCCGTGATACTGTGACTGCTCAGGATGTCCAGATGGGACTGATGTACGCAGCACGAAATGTCGCTGGAAAGCAGATTGGGAGTCTCTTTCCAGAGATTTACGAGGAGGACTCTGACGAGGATGAAGACTGGGAGGAGGAGGAGGAGGAGTGGGAGGAGGACGAGGACGAGACTGAACAGGCGAGGCTTGAAGAGGCGGAGGAGGTGGATGAGGATGAGGAGC